GTTACATGGGAAGCTCAATCTGCCCTTGATTTAATAAATGTAAAACTACCACAAAGGATTGCTACTAAAGATATTTTTCCTGGTATTGGAGCATTTTTAGGATTTTAAAATGAGTTGGAAAGACATTGCATTAGAACACGCACAAAAAGATTCACCACAGGAAGCTTGTGGCCTATTGACTATCCATAAAGGTAAAGAAAAATATTATCCCTGTAAAAATATTGCTGAAGAACAGGGTGATTACTTTATTTTAGATCCTGATGATTGGATGAAAGCTGAAGACGAAGGCGAAGTTATAGCAGTAATACACAGTCATCCGAATCATCCACCATATCCCAGTGAAGCTGATTTAGCCAGTTGCGAGTATTTAGATTTACCTTTTTATATTGTCACTCCAGAAACAAAACAATGGCATTATTTTAAACCTTCTGGTTATAAGAAAGGATTAATTGGTAGAGAATGGGTTTGGGGAGTGCAGGATTGTTGGAGTCTGGTTGAGGATTGGTATAAAGAAACAAAAAATATACAAATAGATCATTGGCCTAGACCTAAAAGCCCTAAAGAATTTAGTAAAAATCCGTTATTTGAATATGCTTTACCTAGATTGGGTTTTGTTGAATTAGAAAATACGATAGATTTAAAAGAAGGTGATGTTCTTCTTATGGATACGACAAACACAGGTAAATTAGATCATGTGGCTTTGTATTTAGGAAATCAAACTATTTTTCAACATTGTGTGAAAAGACTTAGCTGTAGAGAACTTTACGATCAAGACCATATAGACTGTACAAAGAAGAGGTATCGCTATGCTCAGTAAAATTAAAGTTTACGGTAGATTGGCTCGATTCTTGGGAAAGCGTACCTTTGAAGCAGAAGTATCATCACCAGTAGATGCTTTTAGATTTTTACTGGCAAACTTTCCTAGTTTAGAATCTCACATGATGGAGCAGAATTATTGCGTAAAAGTAGGGGATTATGAGATTGATGAGACTGAGTTAAATATTCCAACAGGAAGTCAGGAAATAAAAATCGTACCAGTAATTATGGGAGCGAAAAAAGGTTTTGGAAGATTCTTATTGGGAGCAATTTTGATTGGTGTTGCGGTGTTTGCTCCAGCAGCAGGATTGGGTTTAGGAGGAGGTAGTCCTTTATTGTTTGGAACTACTGGAGGAGGTGCGTTAGCAGCAGCAGCAGGAAACTTAGGTATATATTTAGCATTATCAGGAATATCGCAAATGATAACTCCTACGGAAGATGTTGGTGCGGATTCGGACGATCCATCTAGTTTTACATTTAATGGAGTACAAAATACGATAAGGGCTGGTGTTGCTATTCCTGTTGTTTATGGTGAAATATTTACTGGATCGCTTGTTGTATCAGGCGGTATTGATACAGACGATTACTCAGGATAATTATGTTTAGAATACCTGAAATACATTCTGGAGCAGGACGAAAAGAAATTCAACTAAACCCTTTTAAGTGGTTTGGTGGTGGTGGTGGTACAGCAACAATAACTTTAGGTTCTTTACAAAGTAGGCAAGCCATCAATCTTATTGAAGTTATAAGTGAAGGAGAAATTGAAGGTTTTCCATCAGCAGCAGGACTAACAAAAGGAACTGATGCTTATTCTCAGGCAGCTTTAAAAGATATATTTTTAGATAAAACACCAATTATAAGACCAAGTGCAGATTCTAATAACATACAAACTGCTGATTTTAATTTTCAAAGAGTAAAATTTGAACCTCGATTTGGAACGTCTAATCAAACTCATATAAAGGCTATCACTGAAATTGAGAATGAAGTAGGTGTAGGAGTAAAGGTAACCAACGCATTACCAGTAACAAGAACTGTAACTGATTCTAATATTGATGCTATTAGAGTTACGATTCGTTTCGATGCTCTCGTCAATATCAATGAAAAAGATGGAAAAAATTTAGGAACTACCGTTGATATATTTATAGAAATTACTGAAAATGATGGAACGGTTTCTCGTTTTGATAAAAATCAAGGAGGAAAAACCTCGATTCAACCTGGGGGTCTTTTTGGTTTGATTCCTACTCAGGTGTCGGAGTTTACAGTTCGAGGTAAGTCAAGAAGTGCATACAGTAGAGATTTTGTCATTCCAATCAAGGATAACGCTTCTTTTCCTATACAAGTTAAAGTCGGTAGAATTACTGCTGATAGTACAAGTGAAAGGGTAACAGATACGTTTTCATGGACATCTTTGACAACAATAATAGATGAACGAAGAGCTTACCCTGATATAGCTCATCTGTATTTACGTCTTGATGCGGAACAGTTTGCTAGTGTTCCTCAAAGAATGTATAGGATTCGTGGAGTAAAAATAAAAATCCCACATAATGCAACAGTAGATCAGACAAATGGAAGATTAATTTATAGTGGTACATTCAATGGAACGCTTACTACAACAAAGCATTGGTGTTCCGATCCAGCTTGGATTTTATTTAACTTATTAACAGAACCTCGTTTTGGGTTAGGAAATCATATTACTGAAACTCAACTTGATAAATACGCTTTTTATAGTGCTTCTGTTTATTCTTCTGAATTAGTTGACGATGGAGATGGCGGTCAAGAACCTAGATTTAGCTGTAACGTAGTTCTTCAAAAAAGGGGAGATGCTTTTAAAACTGTAATGGCTCTCAGTTCTGTGATGAGAGGTATGACATTCTGGAGTGCAGGATCTCTTACTCTCACTCAAGATAGACCTACAGATCCCAGTTATCTTTTTAATCTATCAAATGTAACTGCCGAAGGATTTATTTATTCTGGAACGAGCTTAAAAACAAGATCCACTGTTGTATCTGTGTCTTACTTTGACATGGAAAATCAAGAATTAAACTTTGAAACTGTTGAAGATACTACCGCCAAAAATAAATACGGAATTATTCATAAAAAGATTACAGGTTTTGCGACTACATCAAGAAATCAAGCTAGAAGATTAGGACGATTTGTTCTTTTTGAGGAGCAAAATTCTACTGAAACCATTAGTTTTGCAACAGGATTAGCGGAAGGTGTAATTGTTAGGCCAGGACAGGTTATTGAAGTAAGTGATCCAGTTAGAGCAGGGCTTAGGAGAGGAGGCAGGATTAGTGCTGCAACAACAAATACGGTGACAGTAGATAATACATCCGATACTGATTTGGATGCTACAAACAGTCCAACAATTAGCGTAATAATGCCTGATGGAACGGTAAGCACCAAGAATGTAGCTTCGATAAGCGGAGCAGTGATAACACTTGCTAGTGGCGAAAATTTTCAGATGAAAGACTCAAATGGGAATTTAGTTAATACAGCACCTAATATCAATAGTGTTTGGATTTTACAGAATACAACTTTACAGACTACTCAATGGAGAGTTGTAGGAATTACTGAAGATAAAGATAATTATGCAGTAACAGCAGCAGCATATAACGCAGGGAAATATGCGTTTATTGAAGATGGTTCTCCACTTCCTGTCCGTAATATCACAGTATTAAATGAACTGGTAGATCCTCCTGGTGCGCCAAATGTTGTAGAAGAATTTTTTACAGAAGGCACTACTGCAAGAACAAGATTAAATATAGACTTTAACCCCGTTCCAAGGGCTATAGAGTATGAACTTAATTACAGATTAGATGATGGTAATTTTATAACCCTCAGATCAAAAAGCACAGAATTTCAGATATTAGATTCGTTACAGGGTGAATATGTATTTGAATTATCCAGTATAAACTCTTCACTTGAACCCTCTGCACAACCAACAACTTTTACCTTTAATGCTGTCGGAAAGACTGCTCTTCCAGGAGATGTTACTGGTCTTACAGGAGAACCGATAAGTGATAAGTTAGTGAGATTACGTTGGAACTTATCTACTGATTTAGATGTTACTCATGGTGGTCGTGTTTATGTAAGACATTCTACGAAAACTGATGGTACGGCAACATTTTCAGATGCTACAGATTTAGTGGAAGCTTTAGCAGGAAATACTACAACTGCTGAAGTTCCTTATTTAGAAGGAGAGTATATTCTAAAGTTTCAAGATGATGGAGGTAGGTTTAGTGCTGGTGAAGCAAGTGTTATTTTAGATTTACCTGATAACCTTGCACCTTTAGTAGCTTTAACAAGAAGAGAAGATTTAGATGTTCCTAAGTTTCAAGGCATAAAAACTAATGTAGCTTTTGATGCTACTACTAATTCTTTAAACCTATCTGGTATTGGAGAGTTTGATAGTATTGCAGATTTTGATGCTGTTGGTTCTTTAGATGATATTGGAGGTATTGCACCGTTAGGTAACTATGAGTTTGGTGGTGCTCCTGGTACAGCTTTCTTAGATTTGGGAAGTGTATTCAGTCTTGATTTAAAACGTCATTTTTTAACAGAAGCATTTTTTCCTTCAGACTTATTTGATTCGATTTCTGATGTAGATGCAAGAGTTGATTTTGATGGTGCTACTGCTACTAAAGTAAATGCGGAAATGCTGGTTGCAGTCACACAAGATGATCCCACTTCTGGATCGCCTACATATACTCCATTTCAAACATTTGCCAACGGAACATATAAAGGTAGAGGTTTTAAATTTAAAGTGAATTTAACAAGTGATGATCCTGACCAAGATATAAGAGTATTTCAGTTGGGATATACAGCATCGTTCCAAAGAAGAACTGAGCAGAGTATAGGAACTATCGCTTCTGGAGCAGGAGCAAAAGCGGTTACGTTCCAACATCCTTTCTTCACTGGTACGTCAGCTATAGGGGGAGTTAATAGTAATCCACCTTCTGTTGCTGTTCAGCCTATAGGAAGTTTTGCTTCAGGTGATTACTTTGAAATCACGAATGTTAATAATACAGGTTTTACTGTTCACTTTAAAAACTCATCAAATGCTTCGATTAACAGAGATTTTACTTATCAAGCTGTCGGATTTGGTAAGGGGTGATAAAATAAAATAAAATATTGTA